TTGCTGACCTTCCGCACGCAGAAAGTCTGAATAAGTCCCATGTGCAAGATACTCAAACCACTCGTCTGGAATGCTAGTGGTGGTCCCGCCAGTCCCGTCACCGTAGGTGTCAGTGAATTGCCTCTTGTATGTCACCCATGCGTAACTAGGGTCAAGTGTGCCGGAAATTAGCTTTGCCCCTGTGGCAGTCACCATAAAGTCAAACTCTTGAACGGATGCCGTTTGATACGGGTTCTGCTTGTGGATTCGTAGAAACGTGTCAATCGGGTTTAGCCCGCTGGAAGTGAATCCAACCTCTCCAGTCACAACAGGACGTTGCTCACCAATCACCAGATACCTTGTCCAGTAGTTTGTAGCACGGTAAGCACGCTTGGCTCTGCGGTTCACCATTGCTTTAATGCGCGGCAATTCAATCGAAGCAAACTCAACACCGCAAAGAGCCTTGACGAGCGGTAAAAGGTCTGTGGTGTAATCTTTTGTCTGCATAATTAAAGTTTGTGGACTGCCATTGTCGGCTCAAGTCTCTGGAAGTCTTTTACAAATTCCCTGTCTTCCCAGCATTCGTGTCCGTATTTCTGCACCATTTGCAGATATTCACGTTGTGGGATTTCAGCAACATGCCGCCAGTTTTTCTTGGGTGCTGCCTTGCGTGATTCTTTGGCGATAAAAGCCGCATCGTTCTCACGATACTTTTGGAGTGAATCAAGGAACTGCCGCCCGGTGCATAGTTCACGCATCACGGCAGCGGTCATTGCTTCTTCTGATGGTTTAAGCAACATGATGGTTAAAAATTAAAAACGCTAGGTTCTAGGATTCTCATGCAGACAAGTCCGCTGCCACCTACAGGGTTTATAACAGATGTTTGCCTAAAGAAAACTGGGAGTTCATTTTCAGAATTATTAACAAAACCGTTTAATACGGTTGCATAACCACTAACAGTAAATGAAGAACCATTGCTAAAAACGCATTTTGTTAAAGATGCAAATGGGGTTATCGAAATAAGATTAGAATATGTAGTTGGAGTTGTCCCAATTGAAAAACTAATTGAACCTGATGTAATTGGCTCAATAACATAAATAGCACAATAGGTAACAACCCCGCCGAGAGGTATTGTGGCGATTTTTGTAATCGCACCAGAACCAAGGGAAGCCCTTTCGTTTATATCAAACTTGTAAATGTCACTGAATCCTGAAACAGCTTCTCGCGGGGTTAGCTTCATGTAATACCGTTATCTACAAGCGTTATTGTTAAGATGTATGCGTAAATAGGCAGGGAGGGCTTGAACCTCCCCGCCTTTTTTATCGCACGATTACTGCGCGAGAGGACCGGGGTCCAGAATCGTCAGGCAGATAAGCCACTCACCAGCGGTCACTGTGCCAGTGAAGGTTGGTTCAGCAACGATGTTCAGCGCACTAGCGGTGTTGTTCACAATACCGTTCCTTGCCCCAGCAACAGTATCAGAACCGCTATCAGTCACGGTAAACCCATCACCAGTGCAGAACGCTGCTTTATTAAGACCGTCTAGGTCAAGGGCGTCAATAAACTCATCTGGATCGGCAGTTGTAGTGCCGACATCCAGAGTAAGATTTGATGAAGTCCCATCAAAATTAACAACTTCAAACACGGCAGCTTGGGTCACAATGCCACCAGAAGGCAGCGTTGCAATTTTAACTTGATTAGTGGTTCCGAGAGCCGTGATTTGCGCGGCAGTCAGTTTGTAAACATCAGTAAACCCGTAGGCAGCTTCTTGAACAGCAAGTTTCATATTTTTTGTTTCTTTCTACTTTGTTTTGATTGGAGCTAGGAGGCACGGTTTCCCGTTACGCGCACACCTCCCAGCATGATTGGTTAGTATGCGATCTTGCCGTGTGCTTGAGGAGTGCGGCAGACGAGGGTTCCCGCCATGTCCACATAACCACGCTCACCACCACCTTGGTTCTCAAGGCGGGTTGAACCCATCGGGATCAAGGTGGCAAAGCCAAGATACTTGGGATCAAGGACGTAGCCCACATTCGTTGTGGCAGTAGGCATACAGGCAGGGTTGCCGTTGATGATACGCACAAGACCGAAGTCGCTATCAAAGAGACTCACCGAGAGGGTGATTTTCTTAGTAACAGCGTCTTGGTTGACGTTGTAAATGTTGTCGTTGGATGCACCACCATCGTTACGGGTGAAGTTGGCAATCACCTTGCGGAGTGCCACGTTGGCGACAAGCGTCAGGTTGCCCATCTCACCAGTGCGGGTGAAGATAGAACCAAGGATGTCGTTAAACTTGGACTCAATAAGTGAAGAAGCCTCAATCGAGGCGGACGGTGTGCGGAATGCGGCAGGCACATCAGACGGACCTGCGCTGTCAATCCAGTCACCCAAACCACGAAGGGCATACGGAGTGCCAGCACCATCTTCAACCGAACGGTCGTTGTTGGAGCAGATAGCAGCTTCGGCGTCACGCTTTAATTCGCGCATGCACTTGGCTTCAGCTTGCGCTACGTTGGCAGGACCAACGCTGGTAACGGCTTGCTGGAGGTTGGACACCAGGTAATCACGGCGGAAGATTTGGACGTAGTTTCCAAGACGCGCACGGCCAGAGAACTTATCGTCAAAGGCGGTGATGTCGGTTCCTTCCGAGATACCAGTGGTTTGCGGTGTAGCCAGGCTGTCAACAACCCACTCATGGAAAGTGGATGTCGCTTTGCTTTTAGAAGCAAGAGACAGGATGGGCGTTTCTTCAGGAGCGAGAATGGTAAGAACATCGCTGAGATCCTCACGGTTGCCAATGGCGGGACCAGTCCCGGTTTTGGCGGTTGGAGCTGACGGTTGATAGGTATTACTAATAGGCATTGTTTTGAATAGTTTAAGTTGTCATTTCATTTGAGCAATCCTAGCTGCAACCCAGTCATCGACATTACCAGTTTGTTCAAACCTTGTGTATGCTTCTTTGACTTTGACTTTGGAGTTTTTGCTTCCCATTGCAACTCCAGCACCTACAGGAGAAGCGGGCGGTTCTGCCTTCAACTTCTTACCTGCGCCTGCTGCAATTTGGGCTTTCTTTCCAAAAATCGACTTTGCTGCATGAGCCAGAATATACTCAACTTGCATTCCAAGTTCGGGGATTTCCTTCTTTACCCGTTCGATCAAGGGGTCTGACACCAATGCCTTGTAGTTCTTTGCAATCTCCGACTTTTCATCTTTGATCTCTGGAACTTCTTTTTCTGCCGCTGCCCTGTATTGTTCCCCCATAGTCTGAAGGTGACTCAACTTGGCAAGATGCTGATGCTGTGCAGGCAAATACTTGGTAATTGCCTCTCTGGCATTCCGATTGGCTTTGCGGATTTGTCTCTTGGTGAACTCTTTGTCTCCGACACTGATGATGTCATCAGGACCGTAGTCTTCATGTTCCTCAAGAATCTGGTCCGTTGTTTCTAGGGTTTGCTCAAACTCTTTGTATTTCGCCGTTAGCTCTTCTTGTGTAGTAAGATTTGCAAACGGGTTTTGTTCTTGCGGTATTTCCCTAGTTGTCTGCTGAGAATCAAATTGCTTGGCTTTTTCCTCAAGGGCTTTGTTCTTTGCGGTTAGTTCCCCAATCCGTTCAAGAAGTCTGCTCTTGCCTTTTTTCGCCAGTTCTTTGATTTGCTCTGGAGACAAATCCAACAGGTCTATGTCACTCGTAGATTCTTCCTCTTCCTCGGAATCCTCCTCTGGTTCCTCCTCCGTTTCAGCTTCCTCAGCAACCTCTTCGGCTTCTGGCTCTTCTTCTTCGGTGGATTCCTCTTCGATGATTTCCTCGGTTGGTTCCGGCTCCACATTACCCCCCAAGCGTCGAGAAATCATTTCCTCAAAACTTAGGTTTTCTACACTGGTTTTATCGTCTCCAGCGGTTGACGTATGTTTATCTTGCATAATTAGTCACCAGTTAACGCCAGGCGGCGGCGAGTTCAAAAGGAAACAAGCAGATAATCCTTGCAATGTCAAGCGGTTTAGTCAGGATTGAAAATACAACGCAGTTTTTTCAACATTCAGTCAACAAAAAACCACCCTCCCTAGGAATACCCAAGGAGGGTGGCGACACAAACACACATGAAAACAAGAGACAGCCGAGTCTCCTTCGCAAAAACTACACGCTTTTCGCGTCGTGTCAATGCGCTGTTACTGAAGCACGGAAAGCAACTCGTCAAATCTGGCAATTCCCCCGGCAATCTTCATCACCTCGTATGGGTCTGTTACAGGGCCAAGGTCTGCAAACATCCTGTCACGTTCATCGCGGATAAATTGCACGATCACCTTGTATTCGTCACGGTCACGCAGTGTGTCAATGGCTGCGTCTAGTTGTGGTTTTGGTAGCATGGTGGTTACTTGCGTTTTTCTGCGCGTTTGATTTTGCGCTCTTGCTTAAGCATCTCAGTAGTAGGCTTCTTGCCGCTACCTCTGGCAGCACGGATGTTGTCCCACATCCCGCGTTTCGAGTAGCTTCCGTCTTTTCGTTTGAGCATCTTGTTTTTCATGGTTATTTCATTGATTTGCTTCCCCGGCACTTCCATTTGCGCCTCGATAGGTTATTAGGTGAGTTGGGGTCTGACTTCCAGTCGCCTTTGATCTTGGCACTACGAGCGCAATACGCATCGCCCTTGGCTGAGCCGGGACGAATCCTGTCGCCGCCATCTTTAGCAGGGCCAGCTTGTCCGTAGCGGACTGTGCGTGTCCTCCCGGTCTGCGGGTTCTTTACCACCTTTTTGAATCGTTTTTCCATTACAGCTTCCCTTTCTCTTTGAGGCGTTTCCTGCGTTCGTCACGAAGCTCCTGCTTCTTCCCCTTGCGTAGTCCGTTAAGGCGCATTGCCTTTGCCTTGCTGTCTTTATTGCTGCACTTTCCTTCTTTCATTTCTTACGAATCCTTGGCATTTTGGTTACTTCCTTACGCGCTTTTTTCACTGGAGCGTTTGGGTCACTTTTCTTACGCATGTCTTCACGCAGTTTCCTGCGAAGCCACTTTGGGTTGGTTACGCTCATTGTGCCATTCCTTGAGTTTGCATTCCGCCCATTTGTGCAGGTGCAGTCCCTAGCCTGCCGATTTCAGCATTCTGTGCTTGTTGCATCTGGAAGTTTGTTTTTATCCAACCCTCAACCCATTGGTCGCGCATAATCATTTCCTGTGGAGATGGAGGGGCGTCATGTTTAATCAAATTTTCTGATGCCCATAAAGGACGAAGATTTGTGAAATGAGAAAATACACGGACATCCTTTTCGTTTTTAGCAAGACTTATTGGAAAGAAATGGTCAATGTGCCAATCACCCCTATTCTGCCAACTCATTCCGTCAATGAATTGATCTTCTAGAAACCGCTTGCAAATATATGGGTCTGCTCCAAGAATCCGCCTAGATGGGATGGACTTGTTCGTTCCGTTTCTTTTTTTCAACGCCGCCAATCGCATCCTTGTTAAGAATTTAATGGCGTAAATCGGATTATTTTTCATTTTGATCTTGTGGATCTCAACACGTCTTTTCTTTACTTCAACCCGACTTCCTCTTTTCTTAGCTTTTTCCTTTATATTTATTGCGTATTCTGGATTTGACTTGAGTTTTTCTTTTTTTTGATTACGTAAAGTCTTCCTCCTATTATCAAAGACTTCTTTTGAAACCCAATACTCTCCGTTTGGATATGTGGGACCTCGCTGAACAAAAACAAGGTTATTTATTGGGTTTATGTCTCCGTATTTAGGCATTATTGTTGATTCATGTCTTGAAGATTTATACCACCCATTTCAGCGGGAGCAACTCCAATTTTTCCGATTTCAGCATTCTGGGCTTGTTGTAGCTGGAACTGGTAGGCTCCTGCATACTTCTGCAAGCGAGCAGCGAAAGCCTCGTCAGACTGCGCCCTAGCCGCAACATCGGGTTGTTGAACGTATGCCTGAACCATCTGCATTGCAATCTGTGCGCCGTTCGGTTGCGCGGGGACTTCAATCCCAGCGAATATCTTAGCAAGGTCATCAGTGACGTTCTTCGCCACCTTCTGCTGCGACTCTTCAACTGGCTGCAATACATAGTCGGCAAAGATAGGATTGATGGAAGAAGCAGCAAACTCAAGCAGCTTGTTTACATCCATGATGCCGTTACGATCCAACTGAACCAACTGAACCATGTTCTTCAACTGAGTCTCGGCTGTATCTGGGTCACTAGACAAGGAATCAAACGAAACCATAATGGAGAAATCCTCATCGGGACTACCCTTAGTCATCACTTGTGGGTTAGGATTCCCCGTTACTTGGAAGAAAACCTCATCTGGTCCCATTCGCTGATACAGCTTCCAAGCCATCGTAAGAACGTCCTTAACATGGTCTAGGAACTTGCCTATGTAGTATTGCTGCCGCGCCGCCGAAAGGGGATTTTCAAGATCAAGACCAATAGCACGATCAGCTTGACTACGCATCGAAAGCTCACTTTCAACAGAGCCATTATCTTGCGGAGGAATCGGACCGAAAGCAATTTCACCCAAACGCCGATACGGGACTCTGCGACCTGGACCCCAATCAGAAGGAGGACGTCCAGCAGGATGCATAAGAGGAGGTAGAGTTGCGAGAGACGCACGATCAATGCGGCTGTCACGTTCGGTCTTAATTTGCATCTGAGGACCACGGAGAATATCTGAAAAAGTTTGAACCTCATACATTCGTTTCTGGTCGTTGGCTAGGCGGGTGACTACGAAAGGGTAATCGTCGTATCCGTTAAGTAGCTCATGCTTGGCAAAGCCTTCTGTCTGGGGATGGAACACGGTGCAGTAAATACCCTCGGAACCGTCCTCTTCGTCAATCAAACGCTGATACGCATAGACAACCATCACAAGGTCATTGTCGTCTGTGATTGGAAGGCGTGTTTGGGTCTTAACCTTCTCGCCATCGAGATACATAGAGTCTTTCCCGCGAAGGGTTTCAATGGCATTGTCCACCCATTCACGATCCCAGCCCTCGTTCGTTACCTTTTTCTCAAGCTCTTGAGCTGTGAGGAAGGTGCGCCAGAACATATACGGAGCGCGTTGCGGATCGGAAATGTAAGACGGGAACATCACTTCACCATCGGGAGCGCAAGCATAGACAACCGGACAGTCAACCGTTTGACGAGGAAGTGGGATTTCCGCCGCGCCCATCTTGCGAAGGTCTTTGATTGCTTTCTTCGCTCTTTTAGTGGAAAGGTCAGGGAAGGATTGCTGAATCAAATCAAGCAGCACCTCATCATCTTGTCCACTAAGTATCAACTCAACAAGGTCAGGGGATGCTTCTTGAATCTGCTCTAGGCTGATGCTCTGGAGGTAAGAACGCTTCTCACGATTCCAACCAACGTAGGAAACCATAATCCCCTTCTCCATCAGGTAGTTCCCACCAAGCTCCATCTGACGTTTGAAGTCGGGAATGTAGGTGGAACGCATCCATTTCAGGAAGCCAGAAACAACCGCCGCCTTGGGCATTGCCGCCATCGAAGTTGGAAACGCTTTAATGTGGGAACGCTGGAGAGCCTGGTCAAACAGCGCAACATACATATCAATGCGCTCGCCAACCACGTTCACCTCTTGGTCAGAAGCACCTTGCCACGGGAAAGCGTTCGCCCCGTTTTTGCGTAGGTCGTCTGACTTCCCATCCCAGATATTCCGTCGATCATTGTAAGACCGCAAACAGGACTCAAAGTAGTAATCCAGATCAATCAAACAGGTGTCGTAAGCATTCGTCAACGCACCAATATCCGGCTTCTTGTCTAGGTAAACAAGGGACTCATCTTCTATTTCTTGCAATGGATTCATGGTATGTATTGGTAGTAGTCCCCAAGGTCGGAATCGACAAGGATAACACTAACTTCCTTCCCAATCAAGCGTTTTGACATTTGAGCGGGGACTTTGACGTTTACTCCAAAACCGTCGATCCTGCCGCGCATCCATGTCGGGTTGTTGCAAGCTCCTAAAATCACCGCTTTTAAGGGCGTTTCCGGCAATTCTACAACAGGCTCCACAACCTTTGCGGGTCGTCCTCTTTTCTTCGGTTCTTTCTTCGCGCTCATGTTAATAGCCTCCACCTCCCTGAGTTGTAACCAAACTGACGGAATTGTCAACGTGATCTATTCCAGAAATTGCTGCGTAACGTAAAACGTCAATAACGTCCTTCCATGCCTCTTTTAATCCGCCGTCTCCGGTGTATTCTGACAACCCTTGGATGATGTTCTCGCAGTCGGAACTGATGTAGAAATGCGGGCGGTTGACAGAATCCAACGGCTTAGAAGTATCCCATGCCATTTTCCCGATCAATGCTTGCAGTCCATCGTCAATATCCAACCCAGGAGCAGGGATGCAAACCATCCCAGATTCGTTCAAATCCTCAATAATGGAGGACGAACCGTCTTGAACCTGATACTTCGCGGCTCCTAGTCTAGGGTCGATTATTCGCTCAAAAATCTCTTCATCTTCCTCTACGTTTTCAATAAGCTCAATGTAGTCACGGATACCGTAGCCTTGCCCTTTTGCGCCCTCTCCAGGCATCCACTTGCCGTTCCGCCATTCCGCCCAGTCGCCTACGTCAACTCCAGGCCATTCGCGGTAAACCCAAAATGTTCCCGTCTCGTCCACCGCAATCCAGCACATAAACCAGTTCTTTGATCCTGCGGGGTCGATGATATGATACCTTGTGATGTTGGTCTTCGGAATCTTGTCCGGCTCCACCACGTTAACCACCTTGTTGAACTTGGGAAACTTGGTGGCGTGTGACTTCATCGGCACACCGTATGCACGAATCAGAATCTCTTCCCGTGTCCTGCCTTTCAACGTCTCTTTAATGCGCTCGTATCCACCGAAAGCATTGTCCTGCGAATGGAAGTAATGCACGGACGCATTTAGCTTCTTGGACTTCTGAACATACGGGACAAGCTCGCCATTCAGCAATTCCGCTTCCCTGCTTTCAATGGTTATCGCGCCGTCCAGATATTCCTTGATAACCTCAGTCCACCCGTCAATCGGCGTGAATGTCACAAGCATCTTGGAATTGCGGGTTGCAAGTCGGAAGCGAAGAGTGTTTATCAATTCTGGTCCGAGAAGGTATTCATCCAGCCATACGCCGATATTGTGCCAGACTGGACTCCTAGAACCAAGCTCCGCACCCTCTAGGATGGTTGGGTTGTTCTGATACTGGGAATACGTCTTGAAGATAATCTGTGAACCGTTCGGGAGGATTAGCGACGAATCAGTGAATCCTGTTTTCTTCTTGTAGGAAATGTAAGCGTTTGCGCTAGTGAACTTGGTTTTTAGATACTCAGGAAGCCAAGCCCACACCGCGCTTTGTTGCTGGCGGATAGACACCTCGGATGTTTGCGCAAAGCAGAATATCTCGGAGTTGGGATTCTCCACGGCAGCACGGACAACGGAGAACGCACCCCACTGAGTTTTTCCGCTGCGATTTCCGCCTAATGCTAGGATTTCGTTTACTTCGTGAAGCTGCTCCTCCGCTTTCGTCCAGTGGGGCAGTCGGAAACCATACTCATACGGGTCTTTCTCCGCATTCTCAATCGCTTCGTGGTAGATACGATGGATAGACAACACCTCTTCCGGTGTCATCTGAATTAGCTCCTCGTCCGTTGGTGGAGTGAGGATTTGATGCGGTCTCCAAATCATACGACTTCTGCTTCAATTACCTTGCCCTTGGCGATACGTGACCTTGCTTCATTGATAAGGTTGGCAGCGTCATCTAGACTTGCCCCCTTGCGATGCTCCACCACGGTAGTCGCCATGCCGGTAAGTTGTGCCGCTTTGTCCGTAAGGATGCCAACCGTGATTGCCAGCTTCTCAGGGGAAATCTTAGCAAGGCTGTCAGGGTCGTCAAATAGCTGCGTAGCGCGTTCAAACAGCAAATCGGTGTATTCCTGCGCGGCGATGGCGTAGCGCATGGAAAACTCTTTACGCTTCGTCTCTAGGGTATCGTTGTGCCGCCACTCCAACCCACGAATTACGTCCCGCCCCATTCCCGTTTTCTTGGAAATCTCGCTTATCCTTGCGCCCTGAGATAAAAGGAACAACGCCAACGCTGCCTTGTGTGGGGCATAATGCTCGACGTTATTACGGGAGAGAGATTTGGCACGTTCACGCACTTCAAGGAACCACTCGCTTTTGTCAGGGCGGTCGTCGTAGTAGTTCTCTTTGAACTTCTCTAGTTTTTCGTCACTCATTTCGTTGCGCCTTCTGCCTGATGCTTATGTTCAATACATCAGTCTCGGTCAATATCTTTTTCTTAACAAGCCTTCTGATTGCGGCTTGTGGATCGCGGCTTGATTGGATTTCTGGGAAAAGCCTTGCAACCTTCTCATCGGTTGGCAACCCAGCAAGCAATGCTTCCTTTGGAGAAAGAACAATTCCTTGGTTTCGCATCCTGTCTTTGTATGCTCCCAGAATCCTCTCACCAACAATCGGGTCTTTCTTTATGAAGTCCCTAATGTTTTGACGGGTTTCCGCATCATTCTTTCCAGCCATCTCATCCAGTAATTCGGATGTTGTTTTCTCTTTTGTCGGGTCGAATGGAACAAGTTTACCATCAATCAGGTTGAGTGTGTCAGAACTTGAGAAATTCGCATCCTTAAGCATTGGTATGATTGTTTCATCGGTCTCACCAAGCGTTCTGAGATTATCCACATGAGCTAACATTTTCTGCATATTACCAGCGTAGTTCGCTTGCTCGTTTGCAACCAGACTTTCGTATTGCTCCGGCGTTATCCTGCCATCTTTCAATGCGTATTGATGCCCTGACATGGTGGATTTGATATTCTTAACTGCCTCATTTACAAGGCGAGCCTTAAATCTAAAACCTTCTGGAATGGTTCTTTTCTCTTCGCGTATTCCAAGTTGTCTTGTGACTTTTTCTTGGGTCGTCCTATCAGGTCTTTGCAATGCAGTAATCGTGGATGGAATAAATTCCTTGGCAAAGTTTGCACTTCTATCTGCCACTTGTCCCATCGTGCTTGGGGCATTGGAAATCAATTCACCTGTTTCAAAATCCCTACCGGAAATCATTGATGTGCCAGCCTGAAGCGCAAACGAACCTTCTCCAACAAGCTCAGTGGCAAGAACCTTTAGAAGATTGCCAGTCCCTTCCTCTGCGTTTTCGCCTCTTAATATCGACATGACGGGATTCGCCAATATGGTTTGTGGCAGATAAACGGAAGTATTCACTGAGCCAATAGACCCATCTTTTTTCCGGTAAAGCAAAAGCGGTTTGTCCCGTTCAAATTCTGCCGCAACAGTATCCCGATAAGCCCTCTCTTCTTCTTCCGTGAATGTCTCGCGGTTAAATTGGTTCAATCCGTATGTCGCGGCGGCATAGGCAGCAGCCATAGTAACTGCTCTTTTGGCAGCTTCTTTCTTCATTGCCGATTGATTAACAGGAATATCCTTAAACTCATCTCCCAGCTTTGCTACCAAAGTGCCATTCATCATGTCTCTTATTGCCTTGGCTTGCTCAAACTGAGTCCTTGCAAACTCAAGAGAGTAGGTAACAAACTGAGGCATTACGCCAGCCCTTGAAAGTGCCTTCAGTTCAGGGCTTATTGAATCGTAGTTGGGGTAAGTCTTTGTTGTGAGTCTTGCTCCCATTTCTTTGATCTGCTCATCAGTAGCAGTTGGCATCATCTTTTTCAAGACGTGCATATTGTTCTCGTAGTTTACAACTCTAAATATGTTATCGGGTAAACTGTAAACACGACCAGGAACATTAGTCACTTTCTCAAGAACCTTTCCAATGCGTTTCCCTTGAAGCCCAGCCTTGAGATCCTCATAGGCAATGTTGCCAGTTATCATTCCGCGCTTCTTGTAGTCCTTAAACTTCTGCAAAGTTATTGGAGGTGCTTCATTAGCGAATCTTTTAATTACTGGCAAGCTGCCTAGCTTTGTTCCACCAAGTGTTCCAAGTGCCATTTTCACAGCATTACCAAGACCAAGGGCAGGATTCATTCCCGCACCGAGTGTTGCTGCAAGGTTGCTTGGGGCTTGGATCAAATAAGATGAAAGATTCCCAAGCACTTTAGCCGACTTCAAACCAGATACGGCAGTCTCATAAATATCCCCCATTAAGCGAGCCGCAAGCAAGTTGGATTGTTCTTCTACTCCTCCTGCGTAAACCTTGTTGATTGCGTTCTGAGTGTAAGGATCAACAAACAATGGTTCCCCATCAAACATTGCATCGCCACGTTTGAGTTTCAAGGGTTGAAGCCCCTGTTGGAAATTAGGATCAGACGCTTTTACTGCCATGCCAGAATCAAGCAAAGACTTTGCAATCCTAGCATCAGATTCGTTGTATTCGTTGATCCTATTGAGAACGGATATGGTTGACTTTACTCTTTGTCCAGGTTGTGTAATCAGCCCAAGGTAATCTTCTAGCTCTTGTGAAACAACCTTTCTTTGCTTTAATACATTTGGAGTTCCTTTCCCCTGCATAAATGCAGAAAACTCCGTAGGATTCCCCTTCATCTTTAACTGAAGTTCTGCCAAGTATTTGTTGGCTTCCTCTTCAGTCATTTTTTCTTCATCAAGCTGCTTTTGTTTTGCTTCAATTTGTTCTTTACTAGGAGTAGAACTAGCCTTGAGGTCTCTTTGATAAGCCTCGTTTGATTTACCTTCCCCACCAGGACGAATTCCATGGAATCTCCTTATTGCTTCTGCCTCGTTACTTGGCATTCTGTAATCACGAATATACTCTTTCATCCGAGCATCCTTCATTTCGTCGGTAAGCCCAGTTGTTAGCCGACGTTTTAGCGCGTCATACTTCTCAGGGGATGGCGTGTAGTTTGGATTCTGGAAAAACTCATAACCTCTAGTCAGATAGTCGTCACGATTAAGGCTAGCCGCCAGCATATCTGACTTACCTTCTGGAAGTCGTTTCTCTCCGCTATTATCAAGATCAATCATCCGTTGCTGCTCTGTCCGTATCTTGCTTCTGCCAAATACAAGTTGCTCCAGCAGTTCAGGCGGTAAGTCAGGACGATCTTCACCATCAAGAAACGCTATTGCATCAGCCCGATATTGTGGGTTTGCTTCAAGATATGAGTCGATTCGACTACCTATGTTTGTTGCTGTTCCTTCAACAGCTTCCACGGAAGCCTTCGCTTTCTTCGCAGCAGTCGTTGCGTCATATCCAATGACTCTGGTAGGCACTACTTTTGATGCAGTTGCTTTTGTCGCATTGCTTATGTATTCACTAACGCTGCCTTTGAAATTAGCAGGAGCCATTTTCAAATCATCTGGAGTAAGTCCAGCAGTAAGCGTGTCAACTAAGTCAATAGTCGTTGGGTCGCCAGCTTCAATAAGTTTGTTGATCTCATCAGGAGTCTTATTCCTTATTTTTCTAACACCTGCGGTTAATGCTCTTTCGGCTACGCCAAGTCCACCTCCCAACGCTGCGCTTGTTCCCGCTCCGATTAGGTAGTCTTTAAGCGAGTAATCTTCTTTGCCGCCAGCTTCTTCAACCGCCATGTAAGCGGGAGTTGCCAATCCGCCAATAGCAACACCAGAAGCAATCGGTCTTTTGGCAATCGCACCGGTAACTTTTGCTAGTTTACCTCCAGCTTTGCCAATCTTGCTTCCAGGAATTAAATTCAAAAGAGTGTCAATAGCCACTCTTCCATAATCAATATCACTTGCCCCTTCTATTTTTTGTGCTGCAATAGAACCTGAAACTCCGCCAGTTAATGCTCCGCCTACATACCCAATAAGAGCACCAGCAGGAACAGTAATTGGAGCAGTTGGACCTCCTAACGCACCTATTGCGGCTCCGCCAGCAGCCCCCCCCGCCTTCATGCCCTCTGCCAACACAATCTCAGCACCAAGTCCAGCAGCAATACGCCCTATGCTTGGGTCTTTCGGTTCTTCTTTCTTTTCTTCCTGCTTCTCTTCTTGCCTCGGAGCTTGTTTCCCAGAAAGATAATCTGCAATCTCATCAAGGGAATAGCCTTCTTCCATTGCATTCTTAATGTCGTCACGACCTTCGGAAATATGCAATGCTATTTCTTGATCGGAGTAGCCCTCCTCACGCGCCCGTGAAAGGCTATCTCTTGTTAAGTCAGGCATCTTTATTTGATAATTTCACCAAGTGGTATTTTACTTGGAACAGTTGCAGAGCTTTTGCCAAAATAAGAATCCAAAGTCTCGTCGGTAATATCTCCGTAAATATCTTCTGCTTTTAATGCTCTCAAGGTATTGAGCGCACCTATCCTATCTCCTGATTCATACAGAAGTCTAGCGCGTTCGTTAGCTCTTGTGTTTCTTTCTATTGGGTCAAGTGCAGGCTCTGGCGATTTCTGCATAGCAGCATACGCTTCTGGGTTTGCACCTATGTCTGGTTGTTTTTGCATTGGCGCACCAATAGCAGAGGCTCCAACCAAATCATTCCCACCACCCATTGCTGCCATGATTTCTTTTGATTGAGGAGAATAAGCCTCACTAACAACCGATCTGAAAATTTGCGCGTTTTGGTTGCCAAATGGAATTATATTTCCCGTATTGTCGTATCGACTTCTAGACTTTAAGCCTACAATAGCAATGCTGCCGTCATCCAATTCAATTTGTTCTTTTTCTTCCTCATCTTGAATCTTAATGCGATTATTTACTAGCTCACTTATATCATTAGCTAAAGCAGATGCAGCACGTTGATCTTTAGATGCAAAAGCATTAGCGGCGGCAGCTAGGTCTGCCGGAGGAATTACTATGTTTCGACTGTCAGCAACGCTAATAAGTTGCTCGATTGATCTGGCTACTTCATCTTTAGGTGTTCTTGCCTCTGCGGGAACGGTAAGATTCTTGGTATTCAATGCCATCAACTGACCTGAATACGCCTTTAGATTATCAATGTCCTTGTTTGCTATCGCCTGTTGAAGATTAGAGTAGAGCATATTAGCCTGACTCTCCATCCCGTTTGCTCTTAGCGTATCAATAGCAGAATCAAGACTTGCAACTTTAGAGCGCAAGTTTGAATTAGGACTCAGAAGTGATGTTAATGGTTTTTCTGGCATTTGAATTTATTGAATAAATTTACCATACAATTTGCGTCTCCTCAACGGTATCAGAACTAGGTTGCATTGACATACGCATCTTCTGCATTCTCATTGCATCCATTTCACGTTCTCTTTTTAGACCCTCAAGGTCAAGCCTAGTCTTAAATCCTTCGGTAATGTTGAGTGCTTCAACAACCCTGTCAGCAAGCGGAATGTTCTGATCGCTAATGGCAAGAAGGCTTGGGTTAATCATGTCGGCGTATTCCGGCATGGTTTGAACAATCAGCTTTCCTACATTCTCAGCTAACTTGATCTGTTTGTTTTGTTCCGCTTGTTCTTTTTTCCTCTCCTTGTATTCCTCACCCACCATCGAGATCGTATTGCCTATGCTTTGCCCAAGGTCTGCAACCCCCTGTGCTTGCGTAGCAGCAGCATTAGCCATCCCGCTGTAATCCAGCTTGAATGACTCAGGGTTGATCCCCGAACCTAGCATCTGTCCTCTTCCGTAAGTCGCCATATTGTTGATTTTTACTTAAATAATGATCCAGCCTTACCAAGAGCAAGACCGCCAAGGGAAGCCCCGCCAGTCATCGGGGCAGTCAAAAGCGCACCGCCGATGCTCCCAAGCGCACCCATGAACCCCGCACTACGAGAAGCCTGTGCCTGTGCGTTAGCTTGTGCCGCCGCAAGCTGGTTAGCGCGTTGTGCCGCACCAAGGTTAAGCCCCACGGAGGTATCAAACAACTGAGGCGTTCCCGATCCAATCGCGCCAAGTCCGGTGTTGATGAACTGCTGCCCTTGCTGATACGACAATGGGGCGGAACTCAGAAGATTTAATCCTGGCTGAGTGTAGAACCCCTGCGCGGCATTGTAAGCGTTCTGCCCCGCTTGTGCAGCCTCGGCACGTTTGCGAGCAAATACATCCTCACGCCCCATCACCTCGGAGGCAATAGCGGCGTTTCCACCAAGACGGCCAGCCGCAGAGGCAGCTTCACGCGCTGTCTGTTGGTATCCGCGCTGTTCTTCTGGGCTGATTCTTTGGGAGGCGGCTAATGCTCTTTGCGCCTCTGTGTCGAAGCCTTGCACCACGCCAGCCTGTTCCGGCGACAACGCTTGCATCAATCCACGTGTAAGACCTGCTTGTCCGGTCATCTGACCGAGTTCCGCCCCCCTTGCCTCACCAAGCCCCATACCAGCTTGTTGCGCGGCTTGGTTGCTAAGACCAAAGATTCCTTGTTGTCCACCGGAACCGCTAAGGAACGATTGAATATCACCGAGATTCAGACCTTGGAACTGAGGACGGAATTGTTGCTCCTGCGATAATATCTGAGGCAATGCGCCAGACATACCAGAAACGTATCTCTGAATATCTTTGCCAATGTCCATCTTTGGAGCTTTGACTGTTTTTGGTTTGCTAAATAGGCTGCCCATGATTTTATCGTAGTTTTGAGTAAAATTTTTCCATGCTTAACAAGCGAGTCCGTTCCGACCCTTTGAAGTCACGGCGAAAGGAAAGGTATTTGTAATCATCTTTGAAAGGGCGTAGTCCACTAAGCATATCGCCGCAACACATGGTGAAGTGAAGCGTGTCCGAATGCTCGAAAGCAACTGCCTTTTCAGGCTCGCTACTGTGCGAGTGAAAGCACAACGCAAAAACCTTTGGAGTTGAAAGCACAATACCGTAAGACAAGTGCCAACCGATAAGGCTTTGCAGGTCAATGTTGTTTGATTCATAAAGGGTAAGGGCGGTTGCTAGGTGGGAGGTCATCCTACAAACATTGCGTTGACTACTGAAATGTTAATCTCAGATCCAGTTGTTGAGTTAGCAGTATTGATATCGCAAGATTGCTCTGTTGTTGCTGTTTCATCAGTTCCTCCAACAAATCCTTTGGTATCGCCATCAGTAAAGTTGGCAAATCCAGATCGTGCATAATTTGCATTTGGAAGGGCTGTTGTAAAATTAACGGCATATTTTCCAGTTGCTAACAAGCTAACGCTTGAGACATTGCCAGATGCCCTAATCAGCCTACGATTTAGCGTAACGTTTCCACTGGTTGTTCCTGATGTTCCATGCGTTACAGTGAAAACAGTATTACTGGTAATTCCAGTCACAACAAAAGCTCCATTAGACGCGCTTCCAGATGTAAAATCCAAAAAAACTTTATGTCCAACAATCAATCCGTGGTCAACAGATGTAGTTACCGTTACGGTTGTAAGCGTCCTAGAGTAAGTCCCGCCAATGTCATCTGCCGTTGTTCCATCAAAGTTTACCCATGCTCTAATCCCGTAAATAGGAGCCGCGCCAGTCTGCGCTCCATTCAGCTTGGGAGCAGTGATGGCAGCGTCTGCAATCTTTGCGGTTGTAACGTTAGCGTCAAGAATCTTGGCGGTAGTTACGTTTGCATCCAGAATCTTTGCTGTGGTTACGTTTGCATCTAGAATCTTGGCAGTAGTTACTGCATTTGACGCAATCGCGTTGGCTGTAACAGCGTTTGTCCCCATCTCATTTGAGGTAATCGTTCCTACTTTGAGCTTACCCGCCACCAAAGCAAGCGTTGTGTTTCCACTGGCTATCGCATCACTTGTGAACAACGTCTGGTCGATGATGTTGTTCATCGCCGTGCTGGTAATCACTTGATTGGTAGCAAATGTATCGGTTGTTTCTACGACTCCAGGCATATTACGATTGGGAAATGATTTGTCTGTTTGTCACGGAACCAGTGACCTTAATAGAGGTGATCTTAGGGGAACCGATTGTCCGTGTCAAGGTTAGGCTTCCTACATAGCCACGAATCCCACCAAGGCGAAACCGGATGTTCCCCGTTTCATCTTCGGAAGCGGAACCAGTCCCTAGAACCGTGCCTCCAAGGAAGTCAGTTGTAGTTCCGATACTCTGATTGTTGTCAGGGTCTTCAGCCGCAAAGGAAATAGCATACTCACCAAGCCCACCATCAACGCATTGCATGGTAAGCTGCCCATCGGTGAACCGTTTACGGTCAAGATTGCCCAAGGCATACCCCCTAGTGGTCAAAGAAGAGTTAATCGGAAAGTTAGTTGTAGCACCTGCCGACACCAAGTTGTCCAAAGAACTCTCAGTAGCCTCCAATTCATGCAATCCACCCAAGGAAGTTACCGCATAAATGCTATCGCGCTCCGATGCGCTGCCGATAATCAGGTTTTTGATGATAAAATCACTAGCCCCAAAGGTATCAATCGACTCCCATGCCTTATTCAGAAAGTTGAAAATCAAAATCGTGTTGTTTCCAAAGGCATCATTGGCTCCTGCGCTAGAATCCAACGCTACGGCAAGGTAATATCGGTTGTTGAACAGCACCGCAACAGCCTCAGCAGCTAGATTTTTGTTAATCCGGTCAATGTATGGCTGGATATTCTTGGAAATAGGCTCATCTGCACCACGAAGGTTGTAATCATTCAGGAACTCAACGGCATAAACTCCATCATCGGACAAAAAGAACATAGCGTTGCCCTTCATCACAACACTTTTTCTCGCCAAGCACCCAACCTCGGTGGTTAACTGCGTTACTTTCGTGTCGGTTAGACTTCCAGCCGTCCCGCTTATCAAATGCAAGCTGTTCCGATTCAAGACAACTAAGCCGTCATCGTAGAATCCCTTCATCGCCACCAAGTAATCCGTCGTCCCACCCGTAATGCGGAACTGATTGGCAATCTGGTCGAACGTATGGCTGTCTAAAATATCCGAAATGGCTATCTCATCGGTAATCTTCCTATCCGTG